CTACAGCAGATAAATTACCACCAAAAGAAAATCCATACAGAGATTTTATGGACCGTAATCCAATGGCCGGTGGTGGTATGTTAGTCGAGCCAGGTTTTGGCGGCGTGAGGCAGGGGTATAAAGATAAAAAATTAGAAACTAAGACATATCAAAAAGAATACTATAAAAAAAATAAAAAATTAACTGCTTCAGGAAAATTAGCTGCTGAAAGAGATATTAAATTAAGAAATTTTATAGGTAAGAAAAAAACTATTAAAGCATCTGAGTTAAGACCTTTTTTAGAAGGGTTAGGTTATGAAAAAATTGACTATACTAAGATTAGAAAAAAGTTTCCTAATTTAAAAATTATTAAAGATATACAAACAGGATTTTTAAAAGGAACTACAACAAAATACGATAAAAAAGCTTTAAATGTTGCAAACAGATATGCGAATCTTTTACACAAAAGAAACCCAAATGACAGGCATTATGTAAACGCTTCAAAATATATGAAACTTAATGATAAAGGAAAGAAAAAAATTATACAAATAATGAATACAAACAATAATAAATTTAATAAAGATTTTTCTCTACAATTAAGATTTAATGAAAAAAAAGAAAAAATTTTAAGAGATACTTTTGGTTTAACAGAAGATGATTTTATTAAGCACGGTAAATATGGTGTTGTTCAAACCATTGATGGGAAAAGAAATCCTAAGTACACAAGTATTTTTAATTTTGTAAAAGGAGGTTTTAAAGGAAAAAAAGTAAAATCATCAGAAATAATATCTGTTGCAAAACAAAATAAAATAAAAGATAACTTTGAATTACCTGAAGGACAAGAATGGAATTTTAAATCGAAAAATAATCCAGATGGATTTAAATATGGAGTGTCTGGAGCAAAAAATAAAAATGCAGGTTTAGTAAAAAGAATAGAAAGAAAACTAGCTGAAAAAAAATCATACACACTTGCAGCTGATAATTCAACCGCTAAAGGGTGGATGATGAATGCTATGAATAGGTTGTATAAAAATGAGATAAAAAACAAAGTTAAATTTGAAAATTTAACTTATCAACCAATAAAAAAAGATGGTATTATAATTGGTTTTACTGACAACACCGCAGCAGGAGGTAATAACACTTACTACGGTTTAAATAAAAATACACCCGAAAACGCTACACCTTGGACAGCTCATGGAGACTACGATAATATTAATAAATTTTTAAATATAGCAAATGGAGTAAAAGAACAACCGGATCAAGTTCTTCAAAAAATTTTAGACGACAAAGGTATTACTAAATTATTAGGAGAAAAACGTGTTCTTACATTAAATGATGTTTTAAGTCATGAAAGATTTTTTACTAAACTTAGTAAAACTGCTCCATCAGAATTAATTAGAAGACAAATTGTTTTGCATCACACAAAAGCTGTAGGTGGTGATTTAGCACAAGCGGCAGCAACTAAAGACATACAATTATTAACTCAAGTTAATAATTTAAGAGTTAAAGATTTTGAAACTATAGTTAGAGGCACTAAAAAAACCCCTGCTAGAAATTTAAATGCTGATGAAATTAAAGAATTAAAAAAAATAGGAGCTAAAATTACAAACCTAGATGGCAAAGTTGTTGGTGGTGGTTCTTTAGTTGCTGAAAGACAATTTGCTAATATTGAAAAAGGGGCAATAGATTATGCTAAGAGTGATCAATTTAATGTTAAAACAGTTGCATCTTATTTAGAAAGATTAGGTTGTGGTAAAGCAGCAGGTGGTAGGGTTTTTTATAATGAGGGTGCTTTTGGATTAACTAAATGTGCAGAGAAAGGTAGATTAAAATTAGAAAACATAGTTACAAAAGGAGCATCTAACGCTGATGATGCAATGCTTGCTAAAACTATTTTAAAAGCAGGTGGAGGACTCAAGAGTGCATTTGCATTAAGAACTATATTTGGCCCTGCAGCGATAGCAGCGACTGTTGCTTTTGAAGGTGGTTTGATTGGTTACGATATGTTGACATCTGGTAAGACTTTAAGAGAAGCATTTGGTGACAACTTACTTAACTATGCTCTAGGTAAAGATTATCAGATAGATCCACAAGAAGAGATGTTCAAAAGATTTAAAGGTCTAGGTTATAATGATCAACAAATAGGTAGTATCAAAAAAGCTTTAGATGCAATGAACACGATCAACACTGGAACACAGTTAGCAATGGATGTTGGACAACAACAAGAGGCTTTACAAAAATCAAGAGTACAACCCGAACCTTTTATGGGACCTGATGATCAGATGATGGCTGACACTGCAGGACAAAGAGCAGAACAAAATCTTAAAGATGCACAAGAAAGACTTACTGCATTTAATCGAAGTTTAGAAGCAGTGGATGGACCACCAGGAGGAAGCAGGACAAAAGAAGATGTGTTAAGTGAATATTTTTCATCTGGTAAATATGCACAAGATTTAGATTTATTTAATCAAGCAGAAAAAGAAGCTAACATTCAAAAATTAGAATCTGCAGGACCTAAATTTATGGGTTCAGTATTTCCTCAATTTGAAAAAGGAAGGCAAGAAGATTTAGTAAATCTTAGATCTGTTGTTAATCCAGCGTTCAATATACCTGGAATGAGAGAAGCAACAGGTGGATATTTATATGGTTTTGCAAACGGTGGTATTTTAAAAGAAGCTGGCGATTCATCAGGCCCACCACCAGAATCAGGACCAAACTCACAAGGGTTGCAAGGTCTAATGAAACGTGTTAAGAAACTATAGGAGTATTAAATGGCAGATATAGATAAAGGACTCCCGAACACTAGAACTAAACTTGATATCCCTTCAGATGAAGAGATAGCAGAAGAAGTTGCTGTTCAGGAACCAGAACAAGAAAAAGGACCCGTAGAGGTCATACCAGAAGAAGATGGTGGCGCAACAATAGACTTTGAACCGGGAGCTATAAACATACCGGGAACAGAATCTCACTTTGATAATTTAGCAGATATTTTACCTGATGATATTTTAGAGCCAATAGGTAGTGATATGGTTAACAACTATATGGACTACAAAGCATCAAGAAAAGATTGGGAACAATCTTACAAATCAGGTTTAGATCTTTTAGGATTTAAATATGAAAATAGAACTGAACCATTTCAAGGAGCATCTGGTGCAACGCACCCAGTCTTAGCAGAAGCTGTTACTCAGTTTCAAGCACAAGCATACAAAGAATTATTACCAAGTGACGGACCAGTAAGAACACAAGTTATAGGTGTTAAAACTCCTGCAACAGAACAACAAGCAACTCGTGTAAAAGATTACATGAATTATTTAGTAATGGATCAAATGAAAGAATATGAAGAAGAGTTTGATTCTATGTTGTTTCATTTACCGTTAGCTGGATCAACGTTTAAAAAAGTTTATTACGATGTTCCAATGGGTAGAGTCGTATCAAAATTTGTACCTGCAGATGAATTAGTTGTGCCGTACACAGCAACAAGTTTAGATGATGCAGAATCAGTCATACATATTGTTAAAATGTCAGAAAACGAATTAAGAAAACAACAAGTGTCAGGTTTCTACAGAGACGTAGAACTTTCACCACCAAGCAGTGTTGAACAAAATGAAGTTGAAAAAAAAGAAAGAGAATTAGATGGCACTAAAAAAACAGGTAAGCAAGAACCAGTTTATACTTTACTAGAGTGTCATGTTAATTTAGATTTAGAAGGTTTTGAGGACCAAGGAACCGATGGACCAACAGGAATAAAATTACCCTACATAGTAACTGTAGAAGAAGGTAGCCGATTAGTTCTCTCTATACGGAGAAACTATGCGCCCGATGATCTAAAGAAAAATAAGATCCAATACTTTGTCCATTTCAAATTT